GCTTCCATCCACTGCGAGAACAGTCCTTGGAGCATTGGCGTGTGCTTCTCGTTGGCGATGCGCGAAAAAGCCGGAGTGATGGCGGTAATTTTTTCGGCTGCTCGCTCGTTGATTTCCGTCGCAGTTCGCACGCCATCAAGGCCTTCAAACATATTGAAGAGCTGCGCGTGAAACTTTGCCCGGATAGCGTCTTGGCGCATCTTCACGCGATCTTGGCCGACGTTGTAATCGCCGCCGATAGCAATCGGCTTTGGCTCAAACATACCCTGGTCAATGTAAGTAATGCCGCCAGCGGAAAGCACGATGTCACCTTCCATACGTGAATCTGCGATCATCGAAGGGCGAACGCGCTTCTCGGCCTCGCAGTCCATCATCATCTGAAGGAAGTTGATTTGCCGCGTGTCAGGCAATGCCGCAAATCCTGGGCCGTAGCCGTAAGCCGTTTTTCCTTCGAGCGCCGTCCATTTGAGATAACGCCCAACAGAAAACGGAAAATGATCAAATCCAGATTCGCGGAGCGTGTGTTTCTCTGCAATCTCGACATAGCAAGACGCAAACGCTTTGCCCCAGTCTGCCATGCGCGAAATCTCATCCGTTGGGCGCTCCGAAGCTGGGCGAGGATAAACGGCGTGCAGAATCTTGATCTTCGCCAGCTTTCGCTTGTCATCGCCGAGGCCTTCACGGGAATTGCGTGAAAGCGATTCCTTGCCGAAAAACTTAGCGGCCTCTTCAATCGTCCACTCAAATTCACGGAACAGAGTATCCACCACACTGAAACGGTTTTCTTCGATGCAGTAAGAACCCGTCGGAAGATGCTCGAAACGCAAAGCGCCCTCTTCGACAGCGTAATAAAGCGCCGACGTACCAAAGCCGCAATGAGATAGCAAATCTTCGTGTGCCTCGGTGTAGTAGCTGGAATTAGAAAGATACTCCCGGCCCAGCTCCGAGCACTCTTGCGCCCATGCTTTGACGCGATCAGAGCCGCGAAGTTCCCGCGTTGGATCAAATCCAAACCACGGTTCGTTTGCTGGCATCATCCACGACATCAAGCCGCCAGCCATGATTTGCAACGAGTCGCCTGCCGTCGTGTCAAACAGCATTCCCTCACGGGTAGTTCCGGGAAGGTTTGTCTTGCTTGTAATGCCAGACGAACGCGGAGCCATTAGCTCGGCGATTTCCTGCCATTGCGTCATCCAAGGCATGCGATCAGCCTGCATACGCTGCCAGCGTTCGCAGAGCTTTTGAGCCAAGTTAGGCGATGGAGTTTCAGGCTTCACCGGTGTAAGCTTTTGCGTTTCCGCCGAGAGTCGAGGTCATGCCGGGCCGCTGGGACATGCTGCCTAGAATGTCGCCAGAAATAGCATCCTGCCCGCCAATGCGGCGTTTAGCTTGGCCTTTGACGGCCCTTTTTGCGCCACTGGAATCTGCTCGCATAGAAGCAGCAACGGGAGCAGGCTCAGGAGGCGCGACTGGCGCTGGAGCAGCCCCGCCACCACCGAAGAAAAGCGGGAAGCCGTGGCAGCAGCGGGAAAGAAATCCGATCAATGGAAGGTTTCGCATTTCAAAACCGGGCGGAACTCATTTCGATTTTGCAAGGGCTTTGTTTAGCAAGCTGGAAGCATTCACAAACTTTGCCGCCTTACCGCGCCGGGCAAATCCGAGCAAGGGAAGCTCACACGGTAGCCAGCGAGCCGCGACAGCCAAATCTCCGGCCAGCGCCCAAATAAACCAGCAATCCGCCGTTTTCAAAGGCTCCACAAAGAACGGATTTCGCAGCTTTTCCGCGCTCCAATCGCTCCGAACCGGGCGAGCCATGGCGAACACTTCGGGCGTCGAAACGACATAGCCGCAGTCAAAATGCGCTTCAAGTTCTAGCTCGAAGTCCATGTCCGAGCGGCTCGCGTAGAGTTTTTGGATTTGCTGAATCGGTGTCATCGCCTGCCCACAAAGCTGAATTTTGCCTGCCCACGTCGCTTTTCCTTCGGATCGTCGCCTGCTTCAAGGTTCGAGTTAATGAATCCCTGCTCATCCGCCGCGCCGAAAGTAATCATCGAATCCGCCCCGTGTGAGTTGATGTCGTGAAGCGGAAGCGGTCGAATTGCCCCGCTGGCGGCCTTTGGCTGCATTCGGTAATTGGACAGGCAGCCGATACCAGACGGTAGCGATTCGCCGAACTCGTCCACCTGGAGAGCTTCGCAGGCAGGATCAAACCACATGCGCGGGAGCCGGTCACGAACCGCGTTGATGCCGTCCCATTTGTCGCCAGCGATGGGCACGGTAATGATCTTGTGGGTCGGAACACCAGCTTCGGTAAGTTGTTGGCGGTAGGTCTTAGAATAGCCTCTGTCCCGGTAATCAACGTCGTGCGGGAAGAAGTGTTTGGCAATGCTCTTCCCGACTTCCTGCTCAAGCTGGCGAATCCATTCCGCTGCCATCACGGCACCTTGGCCGGTGGTGAACTTGAACCGATGCCAAAGGATGTCCCGAAATACCTGCTGACCCAGCCAGCACGAAAGGCCGTCGTTGCCGATGTCCCAAAAGGTCCAAAGCGGATACTTTGACTCGATGGTGAGCGGGCGAATGCGGCCTTGGCTCTTGATCGTCACCATACTAGGGAAGATTTGGCCGCTTACGACGGAGCGGACGCATTCATGAGCCACCGTGGGAAACTGCGTCCAGATGTCATCCTTTTGCTCGGCTCGCTTTTTCTCATACCATGCCCAACGGGACGGCGAGAGTTGAATGGCGTGCTTCTCCTGCATCTCGCGAATGTAGGCCAGCGTTTCGGGCTTCTCGGGCGCATGGCCGGGCAGATCGTAGGACGGATGGCCGAACCACGGGAAGAAGTGCAGCTTCCAATCCATCCGCGTGAGAGCCTTTCCGACCATCGATAGTGCCAGGTCGAAGATGTCGCGAGCAATTGTGCCCTCGCCGCCTTCCATCGTCGTCTCAATGTCGATGATACCGCCTGCGCCAATAGCGTTCAGCGAGCCGCGTTTCACTTTTCGCGCACGATCTGGAGCCTGCGCAGACATCGGTCCGGCTTCGGACCAGTGAAGACGGCGGGGAGTGCCGCCCATGAACGAAGTCCCGGCCTCCTGTTTCGATCCGTTTGACCATTGTAAGCAGCCCGCCGCGTCGCCCGTCATCGGGTTTGCCTTGTGGATCTGCCGCCAGCATTCCGCGATCACTGGGTTTGAATGCATTGGCCCGGATTTCCACGCAGCCCGTGCAATGTCGAGCTTCTTAAATGCGTCATCCTCTTTGAAATCGACGTGAGCGCAATGCGTCTTAGGCGTCGTGATACACTCGTCGAGGTAGTCGAGCACGATCAGCGTGCTCATGCCAAGCTTTCGAGCTTTCGGCGTCATGTTCCGGCTGTGACGTTCGCGGAGATACTGCTCCTGCTCAGCCCGGAGGACGAAGGGAATCATCCCGCCGTTCGTGTCATCCTCGGGGAGAATCTGGTAGAGATTCCGCATCCGCCAGTCCTTCGAGGCGAGGCATTCGGCAATCCGGCCAGGCGAAACAGTCACATTCGTATCAGTTTGGGCCAATTTCATGGCGTTTTGAGTTTCTGAGCGGTGGCAAGTGGTATGAATGTGATTATTTCCTGCCGAATGTTGAGGCCACAGCCTCGGCAAGTCCTGCAATCTCCACGGTGCCGGAATGCTTCACTTCCTCAGGAGCATACCACGCCGACGCTTTGCCCACCTTGTCGAGAGCGTTTTGAGCGGCTGAAAAGTCCTTCGCATCTTCGGCCTTGTCAGCAATGGTAACAAGGCGTTCGAGCCAAATGTCTTTCGTAAGCCCGAACTTTTTGTCAGCAGCTTTTCCAACTTCTTTTCTCAATTCTGCGATTCTTACGGCTGTCTTACTGCCTTCCCGGCAAAGCTCAGAAGCCCGGACGTATGCATTATTTTCGGTGCAACCGGACGGGCTGACATGCTCCATGTATGCCTGCCCTTGAGGCATCCCAAGCGCCACCGCCTGGGCAAACGCTTCGTGCTTTTGATTTTTGAGTGCTGGCATAAATTTACGATGTCGAATATTTTAGAAAAAGCAAGCTCACTGCTCAGCGTGGTGAATGCATCGCAGGCATTTCCGCACGCACCCGTCCCATACAAGCCACCTGTCGCCCGCGTTGACCTTTGCGCCGTTCTGCGAGCCTGAGCATGCCGGGAGGCCGTCCAGAATGAAGTGAGCTGTCTCATGGTGCAAGCTCTGCATCCAGGCACCTTTTGACCTTGCAATGGGTTTCTGTTCTGGTTTCAATTCTTCGATCAAAGGCCGCTTCCATCCGTATCGTCTCGCCCACGTTTTAATGGTCTGGCGATTGATTCCAGTCTTGGCCGATGCATCCGCGAACGAACCCGTTGCCTCGTATTGCCTGCGGGCTTTGGAAATGGCGTGCATGCGTCACTGTTCCTCCTCGCTCGAAAGAGGCAAGCGGGAATTATGCTGATACTTTTGAGGCGTGTTTTCTGGTCAAACGCCGTGTTTTTGGTGCCTCACTGATTTTTTTGTGACCACTTTCTCAGTTTGTTCAAAATTCCATTTGCACTCTATGAGCTTGCTTGTATTATCTCTCGTGCTCACCGCGAGCCAACATCAACTCAACACCCCAACATTATGCCTAAATTCATCGGACATTCAAACCACCACCTCAACCGTGAAGTTTTTAGCCTTCCGGCCTCAGAGCAAAAACGGCTCATCAAAATAAGCTACCAACAGAAATCTCGGCTTCCGCAAGGCCAAGTTTTTTACGTCCTCGATACCTCCGACCGAGGCAGCGCCAGATGCTTGGCTAAGCGGTGGAATCGCTGGTATGCGTTGCCGGAAACCCTTGCTCACGCACCTTCCGCAACGCCAAACATGCGCCTCAAAGGCCTTAAGGGCAAATTGCATGTGACTTGGAAAGTCGCCTAACACGCCAAACAACAAAACAACACAACACACAACGACCATGAAAAACATCACCATCTCAGATATGAACGCGGCGCTCAAAGTCGGCACCATCCCTGTGCAGCTTGTCCGCCGCAACGGCTCCTACTGCTGGGCGCTGCCCAAAGCGATCACCAAAAACGGCGGTATTGACCACGCTGCCGGGCTATCCGGCGCTAATCTCTGTGACTTCGGTCACGAGGGTAAGATGAGAGCGCGGTTTAACGTCGCCTCACGCTTCCTCGCTCAAGTCTACCCTGACTCCGAGGTCGCTTACATCAATCCTCGCCACGTTATGAAAATGCCGAACTGGACCGGGCCGTTTGGCGGACTGCCCGAACTTACTCGCGCCATGATAAACGCCGGTCTTATCAAATAACCACCCACGCGGGCAACACCTCACCAACGACCACCATGCAAATCGAACTTCGCAACCTAAACCACATGCCCGCTCTTTCGCGGGAGACTCCAGCCTTTACCGCTCACCTCTACGTTGACGGCCAGCCACGCGGCACCGTCCGCAATTCGGGTGACGGCGGCGCTAACTATTGGTCAGACCGCACCGTTGAGCGCGAGCTTGACGCCTACGGTCGCACGCTGCCGATGGTTGAGTTTGAAAAACTCAAGTGTTACGAGACGGCTGCAACGCTGATTTTCGGCCTCGTTTATGAGGCTCAGGACGCTGGCCTTGATCCTGTCGGCGATTCTTTTCGCAAGGAGGTGTTCGCGTGAAAGTCCTCATTGCTTGCGAATCCTCGGGAGTGGTCCGCGATGCCTTCTTGGCTCTCGGGCATGATGCGATGTCGTGCGACCTGCTTGAAACCGTTGCGCCGGGGCCGCACTATTGCGGCGATGTTCGGGAAGTGCTCAAAAACGGCTGGGATTTGCTGATTGCTCACCCTCCTTGCACTTATCTTTCCAGCTCCGGCATGCACTGGACGACTCGCGGCTTGCGTGATCCGCAGCTTACCGAGGACGCATTGGTATTTGTCCGGCTGCTCATGAAAGTTCCGATTGCTCGAATCTGCATTGAAAACCCCGTTGGAGCCATCTCGACACGCATCAAACCTGCAAGCCAATACATCCAGCCTCATCAGTTCGGCGACGATGCCAGCAAGAAAACCGGTCTTTGGCTCAAGAATCTGCCGCCGTTGGTGCCTACGGGCCGCGTAGAGCCTCGCTGGGTGGATGGCAAAGCTCGCTGGTCAAACCAAACTGACAACGGCCAGAATCGCCTTCCTCCAAGTGCCGACCGCTGGCGGTTGCGCTCCCAAACTTTCCCCGGAATCGCTGTTGCGATGGCGACTCAATGGGGATGCCTTGAACCCATCGCCTAACCTCACACAAATATGACCACCCTACCACCTGACCACCTCCGCCACATTGACCTTACGGCTCGCCTTGTCTCGCTCAAATCCAGCCTCACGCCAAATTGCAAACTTTTCGAGCCTACCCCGCCGTTGTTTGTCTCTCGCCGCTCTAGCGAGGAGCCTGCACGCTGGTTCTTGCGGCTGTTTGTCGCGTTCCTCGTCATCGACGCGGCTATTTTGGCTGCTTACCTTATTGCTGCCCAATGAGTGCCACCTGCCCCAAATGCGGCCACCCAACCTCCGACATGCAGCGAAACGGCGGGAAAGCTCGATGGTCTGGCGTCTCGGCTGCCGACCGTTCGGCTGCGATGCAAAAAGCTGTCCAAGCCCGCTGGTCAAAAGTAAAAGCCAAAGCGTAATTTCCACACCTCAAAGCCCTCGCCGTAGCTGGCGGGGGCTTTTTGCGTCGAACCGTGGCGCTGCGCCAAACGTCTCGCTTAGGCTCGCTTGTCGGCGAGCTGGGTGTTCAGGGCACTCGACAGACCGCCTTGGCCTGCCGAGTCCCGAGATGCCGCTAGATGGCGACGAGCTTCCTCCCGTTGTTAATGTCGTCCTCGATCTTCACGCCAGGCACGAAGGTCAACGCTTCGGCCACATTGTCGCCCTGCTGTGTCGTCACTTGGACCACGCAGCCGCCGGGAACTTCCATCGCCTTGCAGCTCTTCATCCATCCCTGCTCTTTGCTGGAGGCTTTGCAGAGCAGTCGGAACGTGTCACCGTTGCCGACTACCTTGATGTCGCTCACCTTGCCTTGTGTGGCATCAGCCACGCTTGTTACGTCTAGTGCTTTATCGCTCATGTTGTCGTGTGTCTTGGGTTTCTACTTCGGTGTCATGGGCCACCGTGCCCTGAACCATGCGCTGGTGGCAACGGCTCGAAAGTTGTCTGTCGTGTTAGCCATCCGCAGCGCTCGCCGTCGCCACAGCTTCGGCGTTCGTATCCGTCACCAAAACCATCAACCCGCGCTCCTTAGCCCATGCCGGGTTATCATGCACCCTGCGGTGACAGCCGGAGCAGAGCGGGCGGAAAAACTCCACGTTCAGGAGCCGTTT